ATGTATTGCTCTGTCGTTATCTTTGACAGAGAAAAGTTCTGCGCGTAATAGGTTTCAAAGTCTAACGTAACAAGGTTCACTTCTTTGTTACTTTCTTTAGTGCTAACTCACCCGCACACGCCATGTAACCACAGGCGTCTATGTAGTTGTCAGGGTTATCTTTGTTGGACTTGAGCCGTGCGATCTTTAGCAGGGCCATCATCACTGCAACATCGGTGGGTGAAAAAGACCACTCATAACTAAAATACTGCTCCCACAGCATACCAATAGATTGGAAGTTATCTTCCATCTCACCGTGCGTAGCCTCACGATCTTCGGTAACATACTGCTTGGCGGTATCAAGGACATTGCTACGTGTGTACGTACCTTCTTTAGGCGGCTTACCGCCCTTAGTCAGATTGTAGGCAAGGTCGCTAGTTGCTTGCGAGTGTTGCTTAATCTTCTCGGCTTTATCCAGTTCGTAGGCAGCATCGGCAGTACCAATACCAGCCCAAAACGAATTATCGTCAGCCCCTGCAAGCTGCTCAGTTGTATATACAGGCAACTCTTTCAAATCCGTTGGTACAGGCTGTCGCATAAAATGAGCAGGGGCGATAGTTGGTACTAATGTTGGAAACTTGGCCTTAAAGTCCGCTGCCTTACGTTCAAACTCTTTCTTGCTTAAACCCTTGATGGACTTATACCACTCCCCATCTACCCCTGCGTCTATCTCGGCTTTGTGTTTACCATAAGAAGTCCATTCCTTAAAAACTGTCTCGCTATCAGTAAACGGGCATATAAAATACTGTTTACGTATTTTGTATGCGTATGAAGTAGTACCCCCACATGCAACCGCTATAGAGTTAACAGTGGCGTGTGCGTATTCAGTAATGAAAGCTACCGCTTTATACTGCTTGGTCGTTTCGCTTACGACCTTATACTTTTTCTTCTCAGTCATAGTTCTCTCCTATTCAAAAAATTCTGGTACAAACCAGTCATCATCCAACGCCCACAAACAATAAGACGCTTTCTTCTGGGTGCCTTTACGTTCTACTTTGGCCTCCCAAATATCTCCATCGCGGTGCAGCTTACCTAGCGCGGACTGTACCTCGTCATTCTCCGCGCCTAGCTTTTCCGCTACTTCAGCGGCCCTATGTGCGTACTGATTGTCAGTAGAGGATAGTAGACTAAGTATTCGATCCTCCATCTTAGCTTCCACTACGCGGGGGGTCTCAAATCGCTCTTCGTACTCAGCATCGGAGTCTAACATCTGGGTAACGCTTTCTCCGATAACACCGACAACTTGAAACTTCGTATGGTTTTTCTTGTCCGAAGAATTAGGTATCGCTTGCATCTGAGCGCAAGTACCTTCGGTTAATCGGTATTTGTTTACGAGGTTAGGCGGTATAAACACACGTTCTCCTGAGTCTACATCCACCCCAAATCCACATGCTTTATCTTTAAGTACGCGCTGCACGTACACCTTTATTGTGTCCAACATTGTTCTCTTCCTCTATGTGAGTGTTAGTGCAGGTGTTTTTTACCTATGACACCCTCTATAAAATCGTTAGCCTCTTGAATAGCGCGTACCGCTGCTTCATCTGTAGGTTCGTCAAAGACACCAACTTCTTCTTCCTCCTCTTCCATTAGTGCGTCCGCTAAAATAGATGTTACTGTTAGCATAATCTGGGGCCACTGCTCATGCTGCTTGTACATCAGCACCATATTAGAAAATATCAGGGCCATAACTTGGGGGGACGCTTTCGCTGGCGCAGCGGCTGCGATCTTGTGCATAGTAGCTTCAAATTTTTTCTTATCCATAACCCTGATCCCTACCTTTGAATTGTATCTGATACCGTTTTGACCTTCGTATAACATCCTCTACAGACATGCTGGTGATACGAGCGGCTTCAGCTAGGCTAAACCCTTGTTGCGCTAGTCGTAGTAACCGCTTCGCAGGGCCAGACCTCTCTATCTCAGATATTCTAGGTTCCCCGCGACCACGTAGGTTCTGCTCTACCTTACCGTAATTAGGTGACCTACCCCCGTGGTATTCTCTAAGCATCCGCTTGCTCTCAATCTTGGCTTGCGCCTTCATCTTTTCCAACTCTGTCAAGGTCTTCTCCTAGTTTCTTTGTACCTGCTACATACATTGCGGATAGCTGCTTCGTGACCAATCCAAGTTCCACTTTCAGTTCGCGGTTCTCTTCGCACACACGTTCATACTCTTTGCGTTCAATCATATCGAAACCCCACCTAGCCATTTCATAAGTCCTTATGCTCATACACAAGCTCATCGTGTAGCTGCCTAACAGTGAGATAACCGTCCCGCTTTAGCTCGGTGAGAACTTGGTACGCTGCGCCTTCTTTCAAGCGCATACGTTTAGCTACGTCTGATATTGTCCACGCGTCTCTTGTGCGTAGTGTGTCATATACTCTTGCCCGTAGGTCTACTTTGTCTACTGGCGAACTGCCCTGCCGCATAGCTTCGTTTTCTTTAGCGGCGACCTCAATGACGTGGCGTTTACGTATAAACTGTTTAACCTGCTGGTCGTAAGGAACATCATCCTCTTTAATGGTGTAGGCATTACGGGGCGTCATATGGTTTTACCCCACGCACGAAGATCGCTGACATATCGGGTTAACTCTTCACGCGCTGTCCATAGGTTGTTACCTGCGTTGGGTAACGGGGTTTGTTCATGTACTTTGTCTTGCCACATATCAACTTGATCCCGTAAAAATTTTAATTCGGACTGCTGCGCGGGAGTTAACTCTGCATTTTTATCCATTAGAATTGGCCCACTTTGTTAAGATACCTGCTACATCACCCCAATTATCCTCGTTGATAACCATATCCATACCCCCCGCTGCGCGTATTTCTTTTAGGTTCTTAGCTTGCAGTGGGGTAGGTTTGCCCTTACCTGCCTTGCATTCTATCCCGAAGAATAACCCTTTGTAGCAACCTACAATATCGGGAACTCCACTTTTGCCGTAGCCCCCCGTGACAGGGTAGAAGTAGTACGCACCCATTGCGCCTAGCTGTCTCGTGACCTGCTTCTTAACTTTCGCCTCTGGCGTCATAGCCATAAATATACCCTCCATAAAAACTGGCATCGAAAGCTGTATGGGTTTCCCCATACAGCCCAACGTCTTTTAAATATCAGATGGTTCGACTACCCAGAAGGTGTTGTCATACGCTTTGTACCCAACACCCTCTAAGTAGCCGTTGTCCTCCAACATTGATAACACCGCTAATCTCCCTTGGAACCACTCTGGTAACCCCTCAAAAGATATATAGGTGTCTTTTACTGTCGCGTCAAGTCTTTTAATGCCAAGGCTTACTAGCGTGACCCAGCCAGTATCTTTCTCTATTTGAGCGCGGTAACAAACGTCAGCCGCGCTCAAGACGTTACCTACGCTCAAGTTAGTAAAAAGCACATGCGGTCAGAAACCCTGTACCCTACCCCGTCAACGTAGTGATTATCTTCTACAAGCTGCAACATAGAGAACTTACCCATAATATCCTCGGGCAGTTCACTAGGGACGTACCACTTTGTCTCAGACATATCGTGTATCTTGGGGTTCCAGTTTGATAACTCTTCAACAGGAAGCACAGCACACTGTGGTTCGTTCATACGAACAGTAGTGTATACGAACACACCTGAGTCAGTTCTATTGTTTAGCACTTTAGTCTCATCCTTCTGAGCAAAGAAATCCACCAACCCCGCTTGCAGTTCCTTATCCACAAACTCATGCCCCAATGTTATGAGGTTCTTTAACTCAGTCTCTATGGATGAATATCTACTACTGCCACTGTTATGTTGAAACAGTCTATTGCCAAGCCTACGCATTTCGTGATTAGCCTCATTACTCACATCACGAAAACTACGACCCGCCATCTGAGCAGATTCCGCAGCCATCTCAGCCACGTTTAGAGGTGACAGATACCGCTTGGCGTTCTTCAACCCAATGTTGTGTTTAGTGGTCATAGCCATATGGTACTGCGAATTACTATCGTTGTACTTCATATTGCGGATCAAGCGACTTTGTACTGTGTAGTTTTTAGTACCTTTCCCACCTACACGAAAGTCACCAAACCCTACCCAACCACAGCAATATGTATCACCTTCGTAGAACGCCCACGAACTGTTGTGGCTCTTCGGTGTAAACGACAGGGCTGTTGTCTGTGCTAGTTCCTTGGTAAACTGAGCGAGGTGGGGATGCTGACCATCTTGCAACTTGATCCTTTTCGCTTCTGCTATAGTCTTACTATCCATTTTAGTTCTCCTTGGTTTATGTATGGGTTTCCCCATACTGTTTTATCATTTCTTAAAATTCGCGGTCTTGTTGACCCACGTATTGAACTTACTTCTTACTTCAACCATGTTCCCTTCTTGCATATGTTCCTTGATAGTGGCCCGTTCATACCACCCACTGTTCCCTTGAAACGATTGAGTGAAATGAATCCACGCTGCAACACGCATAGGATGCTCGGGGTCTTTCAACACATCACGTAACCAGAGCGCACGTCTCTTAGG